AATTGTATTTGTCCATACACCATTTGTATACTTTACAAACGGAGCAATCTTTCCTTTTCCAGTAGAGCCAACCCGTATATCGTACTTGGCATTAACAGCAGTTGTTTTAGATGTACCAAGAACTCCTTCTGTTGTAGACCCAAATCTTGCAGAGGTCCAGTAGGTAAAGTCTTGATTATAAGAACCAAGATAAGGCTTGTTTATACTTGTTGTGCTCTTGTCTAGGTCATTAACATTAAGAAGGTAAAACATTGGAATGTTAGATCCAAGAGCCATTGGTCTTACAACACCTGCTGTTGGTCTAAAATTGTCAAAGCAACTTTCTAGATTATAATATTTATTTAGTTTGGTATTGTCAAACTCTTCTTCTGTAATTACACCTGCATTATCAACTGAGTCATAGTACACCTTGTGGTTGCCTGATGAGTAGTTCAGCCCCTTTGTATAGGTTGAGTCTACTAAAACTTGATCGTAGTTTCCAAAGTCTTCAATTGTTGCAATGCCATTATGGTTCCATTGACCAACGACATAGTGAGTAGACTCTATTGAGTTTGAATTCTTTAGTTTATTTTTGATTATTGTGTCTGAACCAGAAGGAGTTATGTTAAGCAATTACGCCTCCGTAAGGCTCATAGTGACATTCCAGAGGTCATTATATTTACCTCTTTTTACTACAGTATAAGAAAAGTCGTCAAAGAAAACTGGGACAACTTCTGAAGGTTTAGTTAACTTATCAAATCTTGTATTGTCTGATCCCATTGAATGGACCTTATCATAAACAAGAGTCATGTAGAACTGCCCCTTACTGTTCTCATACCAAGAAAGCATGTCATCGCCTGCTAAGTATCTTGTGTTTTGCTGAACATCTGCGTTGTCAAAATATCTTTCAGAAATAAATGAAAGATCTTGATTTAGTGGGTTGATAGATCTTGATGGGATTAGGTCCCATGAAATATTAAATTTTCTTTTATCTGCAATAAAATAAGATCGCATCTTACCGTTAATCATTCTTTTACGGTTTTCGATTCTATCAAAAGAAATGTCTAGGGGCTTTCGGTTATCGTCAGTTAGGTAGTAAAAATCACCCTCTAGCAGGTTAGTAGTAATGTTTAGCGTTGGCTGTGCTGTTGAGAATGCCATGATCGAGGGACGTGCCCATTTCTTATCACCAAATGTTGCCATTATGACCTACCTACTCTTCTAGATTTAATTGTATCATTAATTCTAGCAATAACTTGACTTGCAATAGCATTTGGATTTTGATTGCTGTTAATTGTAACATTAATTGTTGTTTTATCTCCACCAACAGTTGTAACTGAAACCATTCCTTGGTCGCCAGATGGTTGTGGGACTGAGTATTGTGGACCCATTAATTCTCTAGTTGTTGGAGCAGGCAATACCATTTCTCCTCTGTGTAGCATTGCTGGAGTTCCATCATTCTTAACAATACCACCTTGACGCAATGGTAAATAGTTTTTAGGATCTACATAGTTTCCATCCTTCATCATTCCAAGGTGAAGGTGTGGTCCAGTTGAAAGTCTTCCCATTTCAGAAGCATTTCCAACACGTCCTAATGTGCTTCCTGCGTTTACATTTCCTGATGCTAATCCATTTGGAGACATATGGTAGTATTCACTATCAAAGCCGTTAGGATGTCTTACAAGAACTTTACCTCCAACGTCTGGTCCAACACTACTTGAAATTACTTTACCTGGTCCAATTGATGGAACTGCATCTCCAGGTTGCATTCCAAAGTCTATTCCATTGTGCATCTTATTTTCTCTTGTTACTGGATGAATTCTCATGCCGTATGGACTTGTCATTGCTCCTGGTGGTTTAATAAATCCACTTGAACTTGGAGATCCATAACTAACATTCTCTCCTGCAGCAATATTAAGAGCCTTCATTCTTAACATATCCATAGGAAGTTGCTGTGTTCTTAATAGAGAGACTGCTGAGTTGGTTCCTACTTCATTCTTGTTGTGTATCGCTTGAGGAATTCCTGCAGTTGCGTTAAATGGACTTAGTTCTCCACCAGTACCAGAGTTCATTGCCTCTAGTCGTCCTCTACCAATTCTGTTTACTGCATCTTTATTAAGAACAAACTCTCCACGCTCTAATGTCTTTAATGGCTCTGGATCATTTCCACCAACATATCCACCAGTATGCATAGTTCCAGTTAACTTCTTTAGATCAGCAAGGCCTGCTGTATTTGCAAGGTTGCCTAGACCCATATTGTTAAGAAGTTTATAAAGAGCATCGCCCTTTTCAATCTTTACATTTTTCTGACCAAGTGCCTTCTTAAGATCAAGGAAATTCTTTAGTTCTGATGAAGATAAACCTGCAGCCTTTGCAGCATTTTCATAGTAACTTGTAAATGCCTTTGGAATTGTTGCAGATGCATTCTTAAGGCTGGCTCCTACAGTCTTTGCAACTTGAGAAGTGTGCTTTTGAACAGCAGCGTTAACTGCATTTAAGTTTTGCTGAGTCCACTCTGAAGGATTCTTAGCGTATAAATCATCAATAGCACTGTTGGCAGCAGAATATCTTCTCTGCTCCATACGCATAAGTTCTTGAGTCTTTTCAATTTCCTTTTGCTTTCCTTCTATAAACTTTTCTGTAGCCTTTTGAATTGTCTCCATCTGCTCACGACGGAGTTTGATCATTTTTTGTTCTTGATCAATAATGGCTTCCTGCTCATCTCTTCTAGCATTAAGAACCTTGTTTGCATTCTCTTGTCTAGTTGTAAGCATATCCTTCGCTTGCTCTCTTACATTAGCACCAGCGTTTCCTGCCATTGTTTCTCTAGCAGCCATAAATCCTTGAATGTCACCACGAGACAATGCACCAAGAGCATCGTACATAGTCTGTCTTTGTTGAGCGTTATATTCTTCTTTCTTATTAATGGCATCTAGAGCATCTAGTTGTCCATCATAAAATTCATTAACAACATCTCTTTCTTTTTCAATTGCATCAATTTTTTCTTGAGCAGCATCAATTGTCTTTTCACGTTTATCAATTTCATTTTGAATTCCCTCAAGTTGCTTCTTTGTCGCTTCTTGTCGTTTCTTCATTGCCTTTTCATCTGCAATGATTTCATCTTCCTTTGCAGTGATATAAGATCTATGGTTATCTTCTAAAGCCTTTTTAGCCTCATCTAAATCTGCTCTTAACGCAGTTTGCATTGCTGTTGCAGCATTTGAGGCTGCGTCTGCCTTAATAGCAAAGTCTAATAACTGGTCTGTAACATTACTTAGATCCATGCCAGCCTGTGTTGCTATAATCATCTTTAGTTTATTTTCAAATCCATCAGCCTTAAGGATGGCCTCAGCAAGAACTGGATTTGTTTCTTTAATACTATCTGCATAGTCATCTATGCCGTCTGCAACTGAAGAGGCAAAGAATCCTGTACCATCTGCTTTAACCTTTGCAATGATGTCACTAAAGGCTTTCATTGTTTCGATTGGTGCAGAGTCGTATGCCTTCATTAACGCCTCAACCCCTACGCCAAGAGCCTTGCCTTGATCTTGTGAGAAGAGGCTATCAAATGCACCAAAGAATCCCTTGCTGTCATCTAGTGAAGCCATCACACCAGCCTGAAGTTGCTTTACAACATCTCCTGGTGTTTTAATTGCTTTTAATTCTGCAGTTACAGATAAAAGAATTGGTTCTTTTTCTGCTTGTCTTGCTACAGATGAAACAAGGTTTTGTGCTTGCTCTGCTGTAAATCCTTGTGAGATAAGGCTTGCGTAGAATGTTTTAAACTCGCTTTGAATTTCTGTCTTAGAAGTCATATCTTTTAACTTGCCGATAAGAGTACCAAAGTCAGACTTTGCTGCTTGATCTAATGCTGTAGTATCTTCAACTTCATTACCGAATGAGTCCCACGCTTCACGAAGTGAGTTTAATTGAATTCCAAATACTTTAGCAGACTCTGTTCCAGTAGCAAATGCTGCTGTCATTTCTTTGTTAGTATCTTTAATGTTCTTAACAAGAAGGGCTAGTGATACACCAATTGCAGCAACGGCAAGTCCAATTGGTCCAGACAAAGCAGTGAGCATTCTTCCACCCATTAGCATTGCTTGACCCATTCCTCTACCTACTGCAGTCTTTCCTCCACCCTTTAACAATGCACCTTGTAAGCCTACCTTTTGACCTACGTTTGCTAGCATTCCTGCTTTTCCACCAAGCCCTGCAACTGCTTTTAATGACATAGATGCAGCAGATAGGCCAAGAGCAAAAAGACTTAATTTGTTTGCAGTATTAGCAAGACGCTCATCAATAATTCCAAGTGCTGGAAGCATAAAGGCTGCATTCATGCCCATAGACCCTGCCTTGGTTACAGCCTGAGATCCAGCCATCCTCTTAAGTTTGCTTACCTTGCCATCTTTAATTTCTGCACCCTCTTCAGCAAGGGCTGCAGGAATAATCATTTCTCCTTCATGAACTCCTACTGGTGTGACTCCTGCTGGCATTGGAACCATAGTGTCTTTCTTTAATCTTCCAGCAGTTCTACCAGCAGCACCACGTTTCTTTGACGACATTGCTAGGCCTAATCTTGTTAAAAGATCAGCCTTGGTTTTCATTCCACCTTTATAGAATCCAGTTGACTCTCTGTATTTAACTGCGGTACTTACCATCTTTCCAAGAGGAGTTCCAGTAAATCTTCCAATTGCTGCCATTGTTCTTGCACCTTTTAATGTTGTTGGGTGAATTCCACTAGCAAGTTTCTTTAATTCCGATCTATCAATTCCTAATGCTTTAAGTTCTGCATCACTCTTTTTTAACAATTCTGCAAAAGTTTTTTTGTTTGCTTCCATAAAAAGATTCATGTATCCAGCGTCTGGGGCAATGTTTGCCTGATCGTCCCAACGCTTCATTCCAGTTGCTGGATCTATATCTGGATTAATGTGAGATGAGTGAATCTGATATGCTGAGTTGTTCTCAATTCCAGTTTTCTTTTTGACATAATCAAATTCTGTTTCAAATATTTTTGCTGCTTCTTCTTTGTATCGTGCTGGCTTATATGGATCAGAACTCTTTCCTGAACCTCTACCACCACGCTCACGATCTAATCCCTTGAGAATTCCACTTTCAGTTATGTTACCCTTTGCTGCTCTTCTATCAAGAATTCCAAGAACCTGTTCTCTTGTTCTAGAAGATCTTTTTCCGCTTGGAGTTATATATGTATACATTCCCGTTTCTGCATTAAACTCCATAGCGTCAAGAATATCTTGTACTGCCTGAGCACTTTGAATAGTTTTTGTAGGGTAAGACTTACCTTCAAAGTCAACAACTGGTGCAGTCTTTGGTGGTCTTAGTCCTTTAGCAAAGCCTGGGATGTTTCCATCAATAATTCCATTAATTAGTCCACCATACTTCTTTGTTTGCTTTGCTGGAATAACAGATTCTCCGTTAGACAACATTGCTGGAATAGAATCTGATGTTCCTGTTCCTGGTCCTCTAACAATTCCACCACTAGCAAGTTTCTTAGGATTCTTTCCTCTTCCAATAAGCATTCCTGGATTTACCATTGCTGTTGCTCTTAGGCTTGCACCATAACGTGCTAACTCAGCATTAAGTCTAGATAGGGCAACCGCTTGCTCTGTATAAGATACAGTCAAAGTGTCTGTTGCAACGTTTGCAGCCATTAGGTCTGCTGTTAATAATTCAAATTTTTGTACTGGTAAGCCAAGCATTCTTCTGCCAAGGTTTGTAAAGCCCATGGCCCCCTTGACCATGTATCCTACAAAGTTGCTTAGAAGACCAACAAGCATAATAATAGGACCTGCAATAACTGTAAATCCTGTAAATAGTTTTAAGAACTTTTGAACTGGACCTGGTAGATTATTAAATCCTTCTACAATGTTATTAATAATATCTGAGAACTGAGTCATGAATGGGATTACGGTACTTGTAATTGCCTCACCGACAGGAATAAGGGCTGCCTTGATTCCTTCCATTGCTCTTTGGAATCTCATAGAGGTGGATTCTGTTAAGGTCTTGATTTCACCATCTGCAATTTGTCCAAGTTCCTTTGTTGATGCACCCATAAGTTCCATAACTTTTTGAGTTTGAGATCCAGACTCTCCAATGTTATCAAACAAAGCACCCATTCTAGCAAACTGGTACTTACCAAATACTGTTTCAATTGCTTGAGATCTTGTAAATTCATCTACACTATCAAGTGCTTGCTTAAAGGACATAACTGTAGGAATAAGTTCACCACGGTTTGCTTTAACAATTCCATCAATGTCAATACCAAAACCCATAAGTTGTTCTCTTGCTTGTCTTGTTGGGTTGATCAAAGAAGCCATACCAGACTTAATTGCGTTTGCTGCTTCTGCTGCTGGAATACCACCTTCACGCATTGCTGTAAGCATTAAGGCTAAGTCTTTGATATCACCACCAAGTCCACGAACAACTGGACCTGCTTTAGGAATTGCTTCTGTAAAATCTTGAAGGGTGGTTGATGTCTGGTTTTCAACTGCGTTTAGGAAGTTAATTGACTCAGCGAGTTCTTCTGTGTTTTGCTTAAAAGATGATTGCAATGCAAGAGTAGTTTTCATAGCATCTTGTCTGTCAACTTCACCAAGAACTGCAAGGCGTGTAGTTTGTGCTACAGCCCCCACCAACTCTGCCCCTTCAAGACCTGTTGCTGCTATGTCTGCTGCTAAGGCTGCTGTTTCTTTTGCAGCGACACCATATGTAGAAGCGTAGGTTTTTGCCAAATCTAAAATTTGGCCTTTCATTTGTTCTGTTGCATTTCCATTTGCATCAACAAGATCGGATCCATAGACCTTAGCAAATCTTGTTAGTTCGGCATCTACTTCTCTAAATGTTTTAGATACTGCTGCCCCAAAAACTGTAAGTGGTAGTGTTAATCCAACCATCAACTGACGTCCAGCCCACTGAGTGTTCTTACCAAAGTTAATTAAGGAGGTTGCTCCATCACTTACTAACTTATTAAAGATAGACCATCTCTGGGCCGACATCTGAAGTTGAGTGTTATAGTCTTTTAAATTCAGTGCTGCAGGGGTAAAGACTGCTGCTTGTCCTTTACCTATCTGCACCATCTGAGACTGTAATACACGTACTTGCTGTTGAGCAAGACGCATTGCATTACTATTTTGCTTAAAAGCATTTCTTGACTCTTGGAAATACTCACGCATTGTGAGTTTATTTCTGGTGAGAGCCTGACCAAATTTGTCAGTTTGTGTTGTTAAGTCTACAACTGATGACTTAAATCCACCGACAGCACCTACTTGACCTAAAAAGGTTTGAGCAAGTGCTTTTTGTGTTCTTACTGAATTGGCATCAAGGGAGTTAAACTGTGCATTAAGAGCATTAACTTGACCAATAAGAGATTTGAGTTGGGCAAGCAATGGAGCAAAATTAGCATCATACTGAAACGTAGTGTTAATATTGTTATCTGCCATTGCCTACCACCTGATACCCCAATCCCATGTCTTCCGTGATACCTGCGTTAGCAGCATCAAGGATCGACTGATCGCCAGATAACTTTGCGTTAACTCTGGCATAAATTTCTTGTAGACTTGTTGGTTCCTCTGAGTCAGTTGCCTGATCATCTCCTTCAAGATTTACACCTTGAAGTGCAGCGAGGAACTTATTATGTCTACCTTCTCTCTCATGCATTGCGGTTATTGTTGCCATAAGTTCTTTGATTGAAAGACTAGACTCTAGTTGTTCGTAATCTTTCCAGTTTCCAAGAAGAAAAACCTCTGATACGAGGGGGGCTAAGTCAAGTTCCTCCCAACCGCTTCCTGAGCCTCCCTCAGTAGATTTGGGTCGTTCAACTTGATATCAGCAGCCACCTCCAAGATTTTGTACATAGTCTGCAGATCAAGTAATTCTTCCAGTTGTTCTTTTGTTACATCTGGATTGAATTGACTAAATGCAATGTTCGTGCACTCCAGAAGAATATCAAGGAATTCATCCTCTGATTTTGCTTCTGCAGTTTTGTTCCATGTCGCCATTAAGCGACGTAAGTTTTTGATATTGATCGGTTTGATAGTAACAGTGCTACCATCTTGCAGTTCAATCTCAACTGTTTCGTAAACCTGTGTTGCCATATTTCCTCCTAAACGGTTATTCTTATTATACTAGGTGTTCTATCTTCAATAAGGAAGGGGGCACGGTTGTTACCGTGCCCCTCTCCAAACTTATATTAAGTTGTAAATCAGGCGTAAACTCTGTCTACGACCTTACCGAACAAGTCCTTAGAACTTGTATCTGTTGAGTTATGTGTTAGTAGTCTGAATGAGACTGGGAAGACTGTTGCTTCGTTTCTACGTACTCCTACTGTTGTAGTTTCCATAGAGACTGCACGATATCCCCAATAAATTCTTTCTGCTTTTCCATTTGTTGTTGCTGCTGCCACTGAATCTGGTGCTGGACCGACTGCGACGATGGTACGCTCAATCGGAGCATATCCAAGGGCACCTGCGTTAACGTCCAACTTACGTGATTTAGTAGTAGAGTTAATTGCTGAACCTAGATCTGAGTCTGCACCTGATGTTGCTAGAAGCAAGTTCTCTAGTGTAGCCTCTGCTAGCGATGTAGCAAGGGTCACTCTCATAGACTGCTTGAAGATCTTTGCAACTTCGAGAAGTTGATCAACTTCGATTTCGCCGTAGTCTGGTTCGAATGACAATTCAATACCTTCTTGTGTAAAACCAACGTTACGGAATGCTCCGTTTGAGTTGGTGTAAGCGTTAATCTTAGTTGCTGCTGATTGTGATGGTGCTGTGTCAGATGTAAACACTGACTCGTACTCAACTACTGAGTTCTCATTCTCTGAGGCCCAAAATTCTGCTGCTCCTACGATAATATTTTTTGCATTACCTGTTGCCATATTTTCTTTTCACCTCCTGTTATTTTTGACTTTTTAGACGGGGTGGTCTTTTACTGCTTCCTCAATGATAATTTTAGCACGGTAATCTTCATAATAGGCTAGAGCCGTTGCTTCTGTTCCAACGATCAACCGTTGCTTGCTCTTCTACGCTTCTTTGCTCTGGTACCTTAGCAAATGCTGCTGCAGGATAAGGCTCTCTTAGGTAGTCGTTATTAACTACATAGTCGCAGGTGATAGTCAAGTTTAACTGTGAAAAACTTGTATCTGCTGCAGTTCCATCAAATGCATAGTCTGCCAAGTTATCTTCTGATATGTTAGTTTGATCTGCTCTTATTGATCTAAAGGTAATATCTGGTCTACTTGCTGAAGTATACTTATTGACTAGGGTTGCTGAGTCATCAAATCTATTCAACACATCAATCATCCAGTCTACAATTGGGTAGGTTCTGTCTGGTGCTCCTGTAACGCTAAACAATACTCTTGCTTTCTTTAAACCATAAAGGGTTCCTTTGCTAGGACCACTGTATGGGTAGTAAACAATTCTTGGTTCTTCTACTGGAACAGATGGAGCATTTTCTTGAACTGCTAGGTATATAGGATTTATAGTTACTGAGTCATCCCATAAGAATGATGGGTTAACATTTCTATCTCCAACAACTTTAAGTTGTGCTCCATTAGGTCCTAATCTTCCATTTGCTAATTCCCATAAGAAATCAGCGATAGCACTTCCTGCACTATATCTATAATCTCTATTCATTACTCTACCGACCTTTCAATTGCAATTGCTGCTTTTCTACCAATGCTAGTTGCTTGTCTTGTGTTCTTTGACATCTTTGCTGCTGGAGTAATGATTGCAGTTACTGCTCTCATCTGTGCTCTAGAGATAGATTTAAAGAATCCACCTTCAATCAAAGATAGGATTGGTAGATTAGATCTAACCCATCCCTTGTAAATCTTTTCAAAAGATCCTTGAACTGAATCTCCACCAGGGTTTTGAACTACTACTGGATAAGGAGTAAACACAGTTTCTCCGTCAACTTCAAAAACTAAAACTGATCCATTCTTTGGAGATATTGTAATTGGTCTTCCCAATTCCATAACTGCTGCTTTGTTAGTAAATATTTGAGAAGATCCTCTTGATGGTTTCATTGAAGGCAAGAAAGAAAAAGACAAGACTCCTTTTGATACTACTGGTCTAAACAGTCTTGCACTTGAACTTCCAGTTTCATCCCATTCGTAAACGTGATGTAAAGAGTCTGGATTAATCATTGCTTGGGCATCTGCATATTCTGCAAAAGAATCACCAATCATTCTTAATGCCTTGTTAGATAAATTTTTTCTAATTACTGCGTCAGTAGCAAGGGTCTGAACCATACTAGACAAAGCCATTGCATGAGTTAAAATCTTTTCTGGCATATATCCAGTCTTAACTACCTTCATGCTGATAACGCCACCTTTTGAATATCAACTCTACAAATTACGACTTCATACTCAATAACTAAACCATCTTGATTTAAGATTGGGGTATTTCCTTCAACTTGAAAGATAGTCGCTCCATTAATGCCTCCACCAGAATTTGCCTCATCTGATTCAGACCAGACTACTAGACCTGCAGAGTTTTTAATATTTGTTATAAGGCTTTCAGTATCAATTGGTGTGCTGTGTCTTAGTTTTACAGTTTCTCTAGTTGAGATAATGTTGCTCTTTTTTTCTTTAACTGTTGAGTTATCGCTTAGACCAGTTCTAATCACAGAACGAGCAAAGCAATTAATTGTCTCTGAGTAAGAATAGGTCTTTTTCATTGTTCCAGTTGCAGAATCTCTTACCCCTGAACTTGTGTAAACATCTGCTGTCATATTGTATCTAGAACCTGTGACGCAGTTAAACATGTTAAACCACCATCAGTGTAATGTCTTTGTATTTACTAAGAATAGTGTCAACTACAGCATTACCTGTACCAAAGAATGCGTTTTGGTTGTATTTAATTGTATAGGCTTCATTCTGGTTTGACCCAATGTACTTGTTTCTTACGCCTGCGTCCGAGCAGCGATAATCTTCTACTAGAAGAGAAGTAGCCATGTTAATGTCATTTGGAACATAACTTGCTCCAAAGATTCCTTCTACAATGTACATGCTGTTCTTGATCCAAACTCCAGAAGATGGGATAGCATAAGTATGGTTTTGAGTCCATTCGTCTATGTTGTCTCCTGATGAAACAATCTTAATTCCAAAGCCTGTGTTGTTAATTTCAATTGGGTAATCAAACAATGATGCTGCTGTATTTGTAGAATCGTAGTACAGTTCATCATCTTTCCAGATCTTTCTGATTTCAAGTAGGTGTCTGTTTAAAGGCAAGACATCTGAGTCATTCCCAAGAACTCCAACCTTAACATGTCTCTTTGTAAACTCTGAATTGATCTCTGAATTGATAACTTCTCTTGCTAGCCTTTCATATCTGTTAAGGGCTGCAGTTGTTACTTGGGTAGAAGTAGTTGGGGTATCTGTAATTGTTAAATCTAGAAATGCTGCAATCTCTGAAGCACTTGCATATTGTTTAACTAATTTGATAAAGAAAGATTCTTGTGTTGTGCCTCCCAGGGTAAGGTCTAGTCTTAAAACACGGTCATACGAGGCTATAGAGGCTGGAAGGGTTATTGTCCAGGTGTGCCCTACGGTTGAGTGTGTTCCTGATCCTGTTGCAACTACTGTATTTAAATCTAAGTCAAATGCTGACCAGGCTAAAGTGGCTACGTGTGTTCCTTCTGTATACGTTACACCTATTGCTAGCCCTTCGGAAATATAATATTCTTTCATTTCATGATGCCGTAATAGTCGGCAACCTCCTTTGGTGAAGCCTCTCTAAGATTACCTCTAGAATTAGCAATAATTGAAATAGCCTCATCTTTGTCTATTAACAAAAATGGCTTTTCCAATTCAAAGTAGTAGTGCTTAACTTTATAAACACCTCTCATGATTGCCATAGTAACAAGCATCTTTTCATTAGACTTTGGGGATACAACATCTGATTTAGTCTCATCAAGAATTGATACTGGCTTTGCTGGCTTCTTTACTGCATCCTCTGAAGATCCAGTTTCAGCCAAGGCCTTTTCATAATCTTCATAGGTAATACCATAACTGTCAAACTTGTTAAGAATTTCTTCTTTACTCTTGCAGTTTGTAATATCTACAGCCATAATCCTTGCAGCCTTCTGCAAAGAAAAGTACTTTAGTGTGTTAAAAGACATTGTTCCTCCTTATAGAATTTTACCATAATAACAGTAATGGGGTTGACATAAGCCAACCCCATTACTATTAATTTTTAGAATTAAAGTTGTGCAGCGTATGAAACTGCTGACTTCTCTTCCAAGAGTACGCCAAAACGTACGTATACTGTGTATTCTACAGTATCCTTCTTTGGCTTGAACTCACGGTGAACTGTTACGTCTCTTTGGAATCCCCAAATGCGGTTTCCTGGGATTGTCAATTCAAGGTGGTTGTCTGGGAGTTGTGGTACTTCAAGTACTGGAACACCGAAAATACGGTATTGTGCACCTGATGGACCTCCAAGACGAGGTACTTGACCGTCGATTACTCGTACGGCTACCTCTTCTGGGACTGTTCCCAACTTACGTAGATCAGCAATCATGTCTGTGATTCCCTTAGAGTTCGTGTAGAACTTAAGATCTCCACGACGTGCCTTGAACTTACGAGGAATAGCATTGTATACTTCCTCGAACGCTCTGATAGTTAGTGGTGTGGTCGCTGCTGATGCATTGTCCCAAATACCTGTCATATCTGCAAGGCTTGCTGCTCCATCGTGTCCTGTTGCATCGGTATCTTTAACCTGTGCATAGAAACCCTTTAGAGTGTTGTTGTATGTACCTGCACCTGTTGTGCCTGCACGTCCGTTGATAGCAATGTCTTCCAAATCGTTTCCGAATTGTGCTGCCATCAAACGTACAATGTGATCCTCAAGACCATCACCTTCAAGGTTGTCCTCTAGGGACTCTGTTGAAAGTTCATAATCTAGACGGAACTTAGTTGTTGTAAGTTCAATCTTTGAGAATGTTGCTGCACTGTTTGTACCAGTGTCATCAGCCTGTGTTGCCTTCTTAGCAAGACGTGTACCGACCTTAACCTTGTCAAGTTCCTGTGTGTTACCACGCATTGTAATACGACGTCCATCATTGGCAAGAACCATCTCATCGAACATATAGTCGATGAACTGACGTGACTGCTCTGGTAGTAGTACACCACCTGAGTTTGTCTCAGGACCATTGACAGTTGTCATGTCTCCTGGAGAGTTCAGTGGTGAGATAAATGTACCAGATGCTGCTGCTTTTTCTAGAATATTGTCGCTCATTATTTTTTTTCACCTCCTGTTAGTTTATAGATTTTGTAATGAGTATTGGTCAATTTGCATTAACCAAGCATATCGGCGGTTGCGAGGAAGCGTCCACCCCATACACTTTTTCTTATTGGTTCTTCAACCTCTGATGAATCGCCTAATTCACCAGACTTCTTAACGGCAGTTGTATCTTCTACTGCTTCGACTCTACCATTCATGGCATCGACGATTGCAGTAACGCCTGCCAAAGTTTTAGAGAAATCTTCTTGCTGAGTCTTAACTTCAGCGAGTTTGTCATTGAGGGTCTTAGCCAGATCAGAAACAACATTAACGACCTCAGAAAGACGGCTAATGCTAGCCTCTTCTGACTTCGCAACAGTGTCAGCAATAAATTCCTTGACTTGAGCAAGGCTCTTTGCTAGATCATCTTCTGCTGCTGCTTCGGATTCTGTCTGGTCCTCAGATGCTGCTGCTTCTGCTACAGGCTCTTCTGCATCTACTGCAGGTGTTTCTGTAACTTCATCAGACTTTGCGATTTCTTCTGTTGCTGCATCTTCTGCTGGTGCTTCAGTTGCTTCTGCTTCTGTAGCCTCATCTTCGAATGCCTCAACAACTTCGGCGGTGTCCTCAGTAACTGCCACTGCTTCTTCTACAACAATATCAATTGTTGCTTCTGTTTCTTGTGACATACTTGCACCTCCTTCATTATTTTGTGCATCTTCGGACTTCTTCATCTTGGTTTTGATGTATTCACTTTTTGTAAGTGGAGTGATCTGACGAAGAGTGTCCATTTTGTGTCCTACAAGGATATCGGTTGGCGACCATCCCTTATCGGACTTCTTATACACCCTGACTAGTATTGCTGGATTGTCAGGGGAACCTATTGTGATGGAAGATCCTGTGATCTTTCCATTCTTAATTACTCGTGTTACCTTTCCACGAGCAACACCTTCAGAGGAATCCCAACTTACAAAAGACCCTACGGATAAATCCTTTTTCATCTTTTTCTTATGGTTTTCATTCTCTTCTTTTTCATCTTTAAACTTTCCTTGACGAGGCTTCTTCTTAGTTTCGTCATCATTAGTAATTGTATTTTCTGCTGCTTTAATAAGATTTAGTTTATCATGATATTTGTCAATGAGAGCCTTAACCTCTACACCAACATCTTTACCAACGTTGTCTACCCATCCGATAGTTGTTAGTTCTTCAGAGCAGAATGAGCAAGATGCACTTTCTTCTTTAGACATGGTTGCCTTTTGATCTGTTTCACACCAAAATACATTTTCAATATCTGACTTATTAAACATACCGTCTGCAAATGACTTCTCATCTACCTTTTGAATAGAAAAAATATTAGCAAACTGATTTGCTGGATTGTCTACAAGAGACAACTCAATAAGGTCATAATCCTTAATTACACGGACACTCTTATCGGCATCCTTATCAAAAACATTATCTGTTTCTTTTACTGCTCCACCGATTGAAAATCCAGTGAGCGTTCCATCTAGAACCATTTCCCAAACGTCTTGGGCACCCTTTGAGACGTAGGCGTCTACAAAAACGCCATTATAAAATTTATTTGTTTCCTGATCAAAGTACTTGTCTTGCTTAAAAGAGACTACTTTGCCTGCAGGGATTGGTTGGTGCATTAGTCTAACATTTCCACGGAATCTCTCAAACGCTTTTGCGGAGGCCGTTGCTAAAACGATATCATTTTGCTTGTCAACATTGTCGAGTGTAGCCCAACCACTAACAATGCGTCGTTCTTTATCGACTTTGGCAATAGGAACTGTGAAGGTGATACTTTCGCCTTCTGCAACAATGGATGCTTTTATAAATGTTTCCATATCAGTATAATTATACTTCTATATTGTTTCATAAAGCACTTATTGTTGTTGGCGTCCTTCTCCTTGTGGATTTCTTCCAGTTCCAGCACCATCTGCAGAGTTTCCTTGACGCTGTTGATCACGTTCTCTGTTACCAGTTGCTTGGGCAGTTGCTTCTGCTTTTGCCTGAGCATTCAACTGAATAACCTCATCTCCATCTGGGAGGCTGGACATTCCCATTCTAGTTCTAACTTCGTTTGGAGTAATTACCTGCATCCGAAGATATCTTTCATCAATCTTTGACTGAGTATCTTCATCGGTTAGAGTTAATTCATTAAACTTAAACCTAAAAGCATCTGTCTTTTCATTAATAATCTTGTTAATCTTCTTTTCCAAAGCCTGCTGTGCAGGTCTTGTAACTTGCTCTTTAAACGTACGATCAGACTCACGGGCGTTAGCCAAGGAGATTCCTTCTCCTGAGCCAATCTTAGAAATAGGAACACGGTGAGCCATAAGGATCTCATCACGATTACCCTTTCTGTAGTTGTTGAATGAGGAATCTTGAATGCCTGCTTCAATAGGCTCCATCTTCATTTCAACCTTGTTGTCTGGTGTATCTCCTGGCAGAGGGATTACAACAGTTCTATGGTTTTGGCCTCTCAAGTTTCCTTGAAAGAATTCAAATAGTTTATCCTGTGCCTCACGAGACATCTTGGCACCTTTAAGCCAAAAGATATAACGAGGAACAGCCTTATTTTCAAAATATTCTAAGTTAAAGCGTGAGGCAAATTCAGAGCCTGCCATTGCGTTCTTTGATGGAACAATGTCTGGAATTCCATAATAAGTATTTGTTGGTGTGTACTTCTTTATGTGAATCAATTCATTTGGACGACCATCGTTTGTGATTGGGTTAGGGGCAGAGTCCTGAAAGTTTCTAAAGAATGTATACTTTCCACCAACAGACTGAACAAATCCATCACGTAATCTACGTACACGAATTGTTGATGCAGGGATATGTCCAACATACCCAATCTCGCCAGTTGTCTTTCTTCCAATTTCGATAAAACCATTTCCAGTAGACTCTACGTCAGTCCATACCTTCATTAAAACATTTGTAAATGTTTCTTCATCGTTTCTTGATTCAATCCAATCAAGTGTGCGGTTCTTTGCCTTTTGCATATTTCTTCTAAGGCGTAGCAATTCGTCTTGTGAGTCTGTTGCTTCAATCATTTCCATTAACTTAGGAGATGGATCTAAATCGTACCCCAAGCCAACAGTATTAGCAACCTTTGCATTGATAGATGCATAGTTGGCAGATGAAACTTCGTAGATTTTTGCTAAGGCATAAAGGTTGTATGGAGGTTCAATAACATCGAACAACCCGTATCCCATTTTATCTGGAATAAGTTGCTTTGAAGAAGATTTGTCTCCAGATAATTCATTGTTATCTGCCTTTGTAAGACCTCTTGTAATCTTACGTCTAAAGTTAGGTGAAAGACCTTCTGACTTTAAAATGGCTTCAGCACTAATATTAAACTCGTCTTTTTCAACAGTCAAACTCTTTGAAGAGTTTTGTGCTCTGTCTAAATAGACGCTACCAACTTGATTAAAGTCCTCGTTTTCTTGCATTTGCTTCATCCCTCCATGCTCCAACATCTCCGTATGGAGTTAACCCTGCATTCATTCTTTCTAGATCTTCTGCATACTCTGCATCTGAAACCTTTCCTGCACCTGCAAGAAATACTGCTTTGCCTTCTGGTTGTCCATAGTGCCTTGCAGCGTCTGTAATATTCTTAATCTTATTAAGGTCGTACTCACGGGAGGCAATGCTTAAAAAGTTTCCATCTCCGTCAGAAAAATACGATCCACCTGGAAGTTCCCAAACATACACTCCAATATCAGTGTTCTCACGAACCTGACGTACTTTTAAGTTCCTTGGGCCTTTGCCTTCAATTCTAGTCATGCAATCAGTATACCATCTATATCAACATAAAACGTTTTTTATGCCACTGCTATGCAGTAATCCAGTTGTATTGAAGAATTGTCACGCCAGAGACTGGCTCAGACAGAGTTACTCTCTCGCCAACCGTGCCACTAATAATATTATTGCCAACAAAAGACTTGTATGTTTGATTAATTAAACTTGAACTGATATCTTGAGAGTATGTGGCAAGGTGCTGGATTAAGCAGTTGCTTCCACCAGAAGAATCACCAAAGGTTAATACTGGACCATCAAAGGCACCTGCTGTATTGACGACGGTCATTGGAGAATTAAAGACTAGAGTAATATGCTTCCAAACGTACTTTTCTAATGTTAGTTGTGACTTAGTTAGATACTTGTTTGCCCCAAAAGTAATAGTACTTGAAAATACCCCATCAACATATAGGTCTACGGAAGTAGGGGCTGTAGTCCCTGCCACGGTGGTCCAAGAAATGATCTTTTCGTTATCATCTGAATCCGTTCTAGCAAAAAATGAGATTGTTTTTAGGCCGTTGTTGACTAATGGATCTGAGTTGGCAGGAATACTTCTGTAGGTTGTTGACACACCAGTTCCCCTAACGTTAATTCCAGAGAATGTTCCAAGAAGGATTGGAGAGTATACCTTTTCGGCAATAAAAGATAATCCATCATTTGAAGTAAGTTCAATTGTCTTATCAAATCCAGCAAACCTAGTTTCTAGGACTCCATCTTCATTCTTATCAAAGCCTCTTGACTCAACCGATATGTACTTTAAAACTGGTGGAAACTTTGAGGAATCCTGAGAGTCAATTACCAAGTCTATGTTTAAAAGGTACCCTGTTAAGTCATCAATACCTGACACATCAATCGTTGATAGTTCTTCTACATGGCTTGTCTCTATAATTGCAGATGAAGAAATTAAAGATGATTTAATGACAACTTCTGGGTTGGTTACTTTTGGATAACTATGACCAATAACAAGTTGAGATGCTCTTTTTTTATTAACCGTTGAAAATACGTTCTTGCCAAAGGTCTCTAAAGGAATGTTAATTGATGCATAGCCCTTCTTTTTAACCTTTACGTATTTATCAAAATAAATCATTCCAGTTTTATAATAAGAATCAAACTCGTCAGCAAACACACCGAAGGCGTCTACAACATACTTGATCTCTTGTGAGTTTTGGATTATATTGACAAAATGAACCTTTGCTGCCTCTAGTTGATTTTCATAATTGTCTAAAACGCTAATTCCTGTATATTGAGCACCAACCAAGGCTATAACACTATCAGTTAATATGTTTGCTGCTTCTAGGCTAGAGGTATCAACAATAACATTATCAATGCTTGCATAATACAATCCGTCTACAACACCAAACAAAATTCTATAAGTTGTTCCTACGGAAACTCCTGTTTTTAATGTTACCTGAGCATACTTAGTTGGGCTATTGGCAAGTTTTTGCTGGTACTGTCTAATATAAAAATTAGTTCCTGAGTATACAACCTGAATCTTTTTATTTTGTTCGTTGAGGTCTAGAATGACTTGATCTGTTGAGGGGGTAGCAGTAGTAGTTAATTTTATTCCTAACAATCCAGACCCATCTGTAAGTCTTCCAAAGTTTACTAAATCTAAATAGTTGTTTTTTTCATGGCTAAAGTAAAATGCATCTTGAGTTGCTGCGTTAGATGGGTGGGTATAGTTGACAAAGACACCATCGTCTAATTGAAGTCCTTTTTCGGTTTTAATAATTCCATCAAACTTTAGATTTGTAATTGAGGCTGTACTTGGGATATTAATAGCATTGATAGGTGTTTCATAAGTTCCTTCAAACTGTTGGTAAGATGCTCCATAGTTAGCAAATAGGTTGTGTGGAACCTTGTATGCTAGGCCATAAGCAAAATGTCTTTTTGCTACAACAGAAGAATATTCTTGCAAGTATATAGCAGGGGCATCAATAGCAACATAGCCTAGTTCGTCGTGTCCATAAAAGTTAAAGTTACCAGAAGAAAGCCCTGCAGTGATCAATGCATCTTTTTCAATATAAAAACTTGCAACTTCACCATTTACATAAAGATAGAAAGCATCATTCTTGTACGTAACAGCAATATGCTTTTGATAAGCCCAAGAGTCTACCTTAATTCCAGTAAAATATGAATCGGTAGCCTTTAAAAGAATGTAGTTTTTATAAACATAAACTCCAAAAGTAGAAGACTCGCTTACACCCATAACCTTATACTCTGAGTTTGTTGAGTTGTTGATTGAAAGCCAAAACTCAATTGTTGAAGGAAGGACGGTGGACTTTTGATTAAAGGCATTTCCTCTTGGTAAAACCAAAGAAGGGCTAGTCCCATTGTCTTTAAGGTAAGAGGCATGCATTCCACCTAAAACGAGAGGTAGTCCTTTGTTTTCTACTTTTAGTCCAGAGTTATATTTATATTGACCATCAAAAGAGGTGCTTGTTCCATAAGACACTGACGACTTAGCAACTACATCTCCAGTTGCACCAGACAAATTTTCATCCAATGACCAGACAGCCAATGGACCATCTTTTTGAATTAGGTCAGTGTATCTCATATCTTTTAATTATATCACTTTATGTCAGAAATATCACAGGCACCTGCTACGCATGCAAGTTCTTGGGAACCTGTTGTCATATCTGATGTCTCATACATCTTTAACCAATTCCAGTCAAGGGTGTGTGGTGTATTAGCAACTAATGCCTCATACTGCTCTTCTGTAATTGTTGTGTATGGTGCTTGCTGGTATGTGTGTTCTGAATAAGGCAAGAAAGATACACCAGACATTTCATCAATGTGCTCATATACCCAAGCACCTACAGCCATCCATTCACTTTCTTTTACTGATACGGTGATAGATGGTTTGTGCTCTGCCCAGTGTCTTTGATAAGCCAACCAAAGTTCCAAATGCTTAATTGCAGTTAGATCTTCTCTAACAAGAGATCCTTCTGGTGCCTTAATTGGAAAAGTAAAGACTGTTGTGTCGTTTGGCTTCATAACGTCTGGCTCTGCTTTTACACCCATGTCTTTTAGCATAGATGTAATTGGATCTTTGTTGTCTCCACGAATTGTACGAGCATAGAACTGGCTATGCCAAGGGTGCATTCCTGAAGCACAGTTAACCAACTGAGAAACTGTTCCAGAAGGCTTAACGCAAGTAATTGCTGCTGACTGTGGAATACCAATCTTTGCTGCCCATTCCTTATTTACTTCAACTGAATACTCACGAAGTTCTGTAAGCCACTTTTCAAGTTCTGCCATTCCATTTGTACCGTTAAGTGTTGGATGGCTAAACTGTCCAGTTAAAGAAACTCCGAGAAGTCTTTCTTCATTGCAGTTATCAGACCAAATCTTTCTTAGGTACTTAAATCTTGTAAAGGTAGACTGTACAGTTCCAAGAATTGTTGCAAGTCTAATTTTTTCTTTTAGTTCTTCTAGTGTATCGTTTTCACGAACAACAACTTCTGTTAGGTTACAGAACTCGTATGGACGAAGAATAATTTCTGAACATGGGTTTGTTCCAAAGTCAACTTCTGATTCTCTTCTTCCATTTTTTGCTGCAACTCTTTGTGCTGCTTCACGAGAAAAGATTCCTCGCTCTCCTGACTTTGAATCATACAGAGATTTCCACTCTGCAATAAAAACATCCATAGTTGGTTTTGTTGAATACACTGCTGAGTTATTTGCAAGAGCACGTTGTGCACTGTACTCCCACCAAGAACCTGACTTTGCACCTGCCATAGTTCTATCATTTAAATCAGAAAGAGAAATCATTGCTGAACGACGAACTCCACCGACAACTACAACTTCTGCAATCTTACACATAATGTCATGTGCTTCAATTGGAGTTAACTTTCTTCCCTTTGCATTGCTAATTGTTTCAACTGAAAAAGTAAATAGACGATGAAGTGGATCTGGACCAGATGCACGTCCACCAAAAGTTTTTAAACGAGAACCAACTGGTCTAACCTTTGACATATCCCAAGTTGGAATTTGTCCCTGATACAACAAAGCAATAAGTTCCTTAAGTGCCTTTGCCCAACCACTTTTAGAGTCTTCTACAACAATTGTTGTATTTGTTTTTTCAAAGTGTTCGTTAATAACTGGTAGTTGATTTACGTATTGTGATTCAACGGAATATCCAACACCTGTTCCACACATTAAAATATACATTGCTTCGTCAAAAGAACGAAGTGAGTCAACTGGTAAGTAAGCACAGTTGTAAAGGCAAACGTTATCTCTTTCTAATGCTGCTCCAGCAGTCATAAAGCCACGCATTGACGGCATTACCTTTGTATCAAGAATTGCACTACGGATCTCTTCAATTACTGAAGAGTCGGTTTCAAATTCATTATGACGCTTCAAGGCATCAAACATATAGTCTACGTATCTGTCGACTGTCTCATGCCAATCTTCTCGTCTGCCTTCCTCCTCATTCCATCTCGCATAGCGAGTCTTGTGAATTACTTGTTGGTATGCGGTTGGCAAACTAATTGACATATGACTGTCTCCTTTTCGTATTTGTAGTTAAAAATACCTCCTTGAAATTTGGAGGTAAGCCTAGTATACTACATGTATGGTTCGTGGGCAAATTAACTCAGGAGGTAAGATGAATAGAGATTTAACAATTCAAGAAGTGCACAAATATTTAAAACTAGTTGAACTAGGAGTGACTAAGCCTATATTATGTCCTCTAGATCAAGATCACATGCCAATGGTAAGTCAGTATGATGAAAAGTCACAAATGTCCTATTTTTACTGTCTAGCATGTGAGACAAAGTTACGCTTAGGTCAGAATTTAACTAAGTTTATATTTTCTCAACTTGACATATTTAAAACCCTCTGATAGACTTTAATTATTATGATTTATAAATATCAAAGAATATTTATAATTGTTGGATATATTTTTCTTATATTAGCAATTGTAAATATCACAGAGAGAGGTTATATATCGTCAAGAGCAGTAGCAGCGACTACTGTCCAAACTGATATCGCAAGATCTGAAAAGCAACTACGTGATCAGGTCATCAATTCTAAACAACTCACACCTGCCCAATTATTGTCAGTATTAAAGGATGCTGGATTTAAGGGAAACAACTTGCGTGAGGCTTGGGCCATTGCAATGAGAGAGTCTAATGGACGACCAAATGCATTCAATGGGGACCTTAGTACTGGTGATCAGTCTTATGGAATTTTTCAGATAAATATGATTGGAGATCTAGGTCCTGATCGTCGTGATCGTTATGACTTAGAGAAAAACTCTGATTTGTTCAACCCTTACCTTAATGCTGAAATTGCATACAAGATGAGTCGTGGTGGTGAAGACTGGTCCTCATGGAAAGGTCTTACCCCTAGAGCAATGGAGTTCTACAAAGATTATCCTAATTACTTTGATAAGTGATTTCGTTCGGTAAATTCTGTAAAGAACTTATCGACCTTTGTAGACCAAGACCAGTCTCTATGAATCTCATGAGATTTAATTTCAAACTCACTTAAATACTGTTGTGGATTGTTGTATACCATCATGATCTTTTCTTTGAAGTCTGTCATGTCTGGTTTAAACATCATACCTGGATGAGTCTCTTGCCAAGGATGCATAGACAGTTCTGATTTAATAGCCAAGTCATCTGCAAGGTATTGATAGTCTGCCCAACCAGATGTAAAGATTGCTGGCATTCCTGTAGCCATTGCCTGAAGTGGCATTAAACCAAATCCTTCACCCCAAGATGGATAAAGCATTACGTGGCAAGAAGCATATAAGTCTGCCATCTCTGTATAGTTAAGATTACTTAAAATTACTTTAATATTTGGCTCTGTGTAGCAAGCCTCTGGAAGAGGATAATGCTTGTCTGAATTCTTGTAGCCCTTAATTACTAACTCTACGTCATTGTTGCCTGCAAATAGGTCTAGAAAGGCTTCTACGGTCTCTGTAAGGCCTTTTCGTAGGGCAGGGTGGCCTACATGTAAAAACCTGAGTTTATAGTTTAGAGATCTTCCTCTTGGCGAGAAAGTATCATCAATTCCGTGATGAAAAACCTTTACGTCTTTAATTCCGTGATCTTCAAAAACATTTTTGGTAAATTGATTAGGTGCCCAGATTTCATCGCAGCCAAGCATTGGCTCAATCCAGTCTCCTTCGTTGGTGGGAAGCATTGTAGACTCCCAAGGGGTGTATCCAATCTTAAGTGACTTGTCGTCAAAGAATTGATAGTGGTGTGGTTGAATAAAGTTGATTTCTACATTGGCAGGAATCTTATTTGTCATTACAGAGTAACCTAATTTAGTAAGGTTGGTCATTAGTTTAAAATTTG